TAGGTTTAGTAAATTCACAAGTTCAAATTGGAGATCTTAAAGCATTATTAACAGATGTTAGATTAGGTGAACAAGTAGCTAATATGGATTCAATCTTAAGTCCTTTTATGAGAAAAATGAAAGGCGTAAAAGAATTCTTTCAAGGTAAATATGTTGCAGAAGATGACACATTTAAAATTACAAACTATGTTGTTGAACTAGATAGATTAAAAAGACAAGTTGCAAATGGAAGAGCAGTTAATAGAAATATTATTCAATTACCTGAAGATGAATTAGTTGCAAGATTTAATAATGCTACAAAAAATGGTTTCAAAGGAAACTACGATCAATTTGTAGATGAGTTTGCTCTTAAAACAGAAGCAGCTAATATAGTTAAGAATACAGTTCCTAATTATGATTTTGTTGGTTCAGCAGTTAGAACAGCAAGATTATTACCAATTGGTAACTTTATGTCCTTTCCATCTGAAATGATTAGAACAACTTCTAATATTGTATCACAAGGTTTAAAAGAAATGAGACACGTACCAGCTAAAGGTGTCAGAATTAAAGGGAGTAATTTAGGTACAACAGTTATAGAAATATTAGAAGATGGAACTGAAAGAATAGTTAAAAACAATGCAATTACATCTGGTTCATATGGAACAGGAATAAAAAGACTTATGGGTATGGCCACTTTTACAACAGCAGTTCCAGTAGCTTTAACAGAAGGTGCAGCTGCAATATATGATGTATCAAGAGAAGAGATAGATGCACTTAGAAGATTTGTTCCAGAATGGTCAAAAAATTCTACATTAATTCCAATTAAAGATGAAGATGGTGAATTAAGATATATAGATTTTAGTCATAGTAATGCATATGACATTATCGCTCGACCTTTAAGAACAGTTGTTAATAGTATTCAAGAAGGAGAATTAACAGATGAGCAAGTGTTATCTGGTTTTGCAAGAGGTATAGGTGAAGCTGGCTCTGAAATAATGAATCCATTCATATCTGAATCTATTTGGACAGAAGCTGTAGCAGACTTAACTATAAGAAATGGTTTAACTGAAGATGGTAAAAGATTATATACAGATCAAACTTCTTTTGGAGACAAACGTGCAATTGAATTTTTACATTTAGGAAACGCACTTTTACCTTCATTTAGACAATATGATAGATTAATAAAAGCTGCAACAGAAGCTCCAACAGAACGTGGAGAAACTTTAAATGTTGGACCTGAGATTTTAGGATTTATGGGTTTAAGACCTATTAAAGTAAATCCATTAGATTCAATGGGTTATAAGATTGCTGATTATCAACAAGGTATTCGTAATGCACGAAGAGAATTTACAGGTGGTTACTTTGGATTATTAAAAGGTGGACCTGTTGATCCTAATGATATTATTAAAAGATTTGCATTATCAAACAATGCTAGATTCAATGTTGAACAAAATATGTATAAAGATTTAAATGCTGCAGAAATCTTAGGTGTATCGAGAAATGTTTTATCTAAAGAATTTAAAAATAGACAAATAAGTGAAAAGAACTTTACAAATTTAAGAAGTGGTAGATTTGATCCTTATGTACCATCAGCAGACATTGAAGAAAAATTTGCTGAAGTAGCTCGTAACTTAGGAGATGCTAATGCTTATTTAATAGCTAAACCTCAGATTCTTAGAATGATTAATGATATGAGAAGAATAGGTTTAAATAGTCAATTTTTATTTAACACAGATGAAAGATTATTAAGAGCTGAAGGAGGAATGGTTGAAGAGTCTTCAAATGGTTTAGATATCAATGATTATTTAATACCAGAAGTACAAACACCTCCACTACCTATGCAGCCAATGCCAAACGCTTCGGTAATCCTGTCTCAGGCTTCAGGGAACAATGTAATGACAAATGGATTGACTCCAACTGAAAATGCTTTATTAAGTGAAGAAGAAAAAATTATTAGACTGAGACAACGAGGATTAGCTTAATGAAACAACCCAAAACAACAGGTGAACATATCATAGATTTACAAGGACATATCAAAGGTGTCAAAAGAGAAATGTGCTTTTTAAAAAATACACAAGCACATATGCATAAAGATATTGATAAATTGGGTGGTCAAATAGATAAAATCTATTGGGTAATTTTAGCAGCGGTGGGGGCTGTTGCTATTGAAGTATTTATATTATTTGGTAATACTCTAAAATAAAAAGGAAGAAATTATGGAGAACGGTTTACTTGTCCACAAACATCTTATTGTCAGATCGGAAGCAGTGAGACCACCGATGGATGAAGAGATCCTAACTAATTGGTTAAAAGATTTTATTGATTCAATTAATATGAAAGTATTAATGGGACCATATGTAAAGTACCACAACGTACCAGGTAATAGAGGAATTACAGGTGCAGCTATTATTGAAACATCACATATTGTAATGCACGTCTGGGATGAATGTAATCCTGCATTAATGCAATTTGATGTATATAGCTGTGGTGAATTTGATCCACATCAAATATGTGATAAAATAAGTAAAGATTTTGATATACGCAAAATAGAATACAAATATTTAAATCGCGAAACAGGTCTTGTAGATTTATAAAAAATAACTATATTACTGTCAGGTGCACAATAAAGTGGCCTATTAAACTTGCTTAAATATAAGGAGAATAATATGACAGCATTAGACATAATCAATAAGTTGAATAAAGACGTTTGGAATCACTCGGACAGAATGTTTGGTGATGCATTTGACTCTATCTTTGATAGTTGGTCAAAAGCTCAATCGTTTCCATTTTACAATGTAGTAAAATATGGAAAAGGTGAATACGGCATTGAGTTAGGACTTGCAGGCTTCAATAAGAAGAATGTTAAAGTTGAATACAAAGATGGTGTATTGACTATCGCAGGTCAAGTAGAAGACCAAGAAAAAGACTACATTGAAAAAGGATTAGCAGCTAGAAAATTTTTCAAGCAATTTGCTTTACACGATAAAGCAGTTGTTAATGATGCTAAGATGGAAGATGGTGTATTAACAATCAAACTTGGTGTTAATGAACCAGAAGAAATCAAACCTTTAGAAATTAAAATTAAATAATTATTTTGGGGTGGTTTCGATCACCCCACAATAATAACCTACCGCAGGCAAACCTTCTATTAAATTAATATTATACTTATCTAAATGAACTAGATTGTTCATATACCAATTTTCACAAGATTCTTTTATTTTATATTTTTTATATTCAAGTTCCCCTGTAGATAATAAAAACAATACTGTTATTATTTTTAAATCCATTCTTTAAATCCTTCATCCATTATTGTATTTGCTATATTTACTTTGTTACGTAAAGCTTTTACTATACGTTCATCAATTGTATCTTGAGACATAATATCAATATATGTCATTTTTCTTGTTTGACCAATACGATCAATCCTTGCTTCAGATTGTTGACGTTTTTCTAGATCATAACCATTAGAAAAATAAACCATATTACTTCCAGCGGTTAATGTAATTCCATAACCACCAGTATGAGTAGTACCAACAAAGAATCTACATTTATCATCTGTTTGAAACTTCTTTATATTTTTTGATCTAGAGTCTGTATCTGTTGCACCATAATAATCTACAACGGAATCTTCTCCATATACTTTTTTAATTTCACTTATTATTCTTCTTACATCGTGTGTGTAATGTGACCAGATAATAGTTTTACCTTCTATGTTTTCTAATATGTTCATTAACTCTGTTAATCTTTGACAAGGTAAATCTTTTATGGTTCCATCGTCTGCTGTAAAATGACCACAAGTAATTTGATGTAATCTCATTAATTGAGTCATAACAGTTGCAGATGATTGCATTTTACCATCAAGAAAAGCTATAGCTTCTTTTTTCATTTGTTCGTAAACTTTTTTCTGTTCTTTAGTTAACTCAACATAATGTTTAACATAAGTTTTTTCTGGTAAATCTAAACAATCAGATTTTAAAATTCTTCTTGAGAAAGGTTTTATTTTATCTGATAGTTCTCCAAGGTTTCTATAACCTACAACAATTTCAACTCTTCTACCTTGTACTTCAATTTTTTTAGTTACAGCATATCTTGATTTAAAGGTCCAATAAGAATCATGCCCCAGGAGCCAGGGATCAAGAAATTGACATTGTGAAAATAAATCTAAAGGTGATTTAGTTACAGGAGAACCTGTAAGTATTCTTCTATACTTTGCACTTTCTCTTAATGCTAAAATATTTTTAGTTCTATTTGATGTTGGAGTTTTTATAGTTGTAGATTCATCAATAGCAATCATTGCTTTGTGACAAGATAAAAATTTATATGCAAACTTTGCACCATCCCCTGAAGAAAAAGATTCAACATTCATAATTAAAATATGAAGGTCAGTTCCTTGTTCAAATAAAGTATTTAATAATTTTTTTTGTTTTGTTGATTTGTCAGATGTTTTCCATAACACCATTTTTTTATAGATATGATCAGGTAAGTGTATTGGCACCTCCTGATCATACCAGTTCTTATATACACCTTTTGGTGCAATAAGAAGGAGGCCATTTATCTGGCCTTTATCATAAAGCATTGCGGCATTATCTAATAATACCTTTGATTTACCCGTACCCATTTCCATAAAGTACGCAAAATTTTCTTTGTCCCAAGATGCTTCTAATGCATCTAATTGATGTTTGTAAGGTTTAGTCTTAAATTTATAATTCATAATCTATTTACTTTTCTTTCTAGTTGCTATATTATATATGCAAAAGAAAAAAGTCAAGATGAGAATTAGTAATAATATGAATTCAACACCTAAGAGTAGTAAAGTATATTTATTACAAGATATTCCTATAGATAGAGAAACAGGACAACCTAAATATAATATTATGGGTGCTAGAAAATATGGCGAAATTGTGATTATGTTTAGAGCATTAGAACAAATAATGTTTTCTCCTGGTCCTTTTATATTCTCAATAAGACAAAAATTAAAAGATTTTACAGAAAATGATTACTTATTATTAAATGGTGATCCTGCTATTATAGGTGTTACCTGCGCAATTGCCGCAGAAATGACACACGGAAAATTCAAGTTATTAAAATGGGACAGACAAGAAAAAACATATTATCCCATTGAAATAAATATTTATCAAAAATAGACTTGACAAAACACTTTTCAGTGTTTATTATTACATTATGAAAGTTAAAAAGTTAAAATAGGAGAAGAATATGATAATTGACCTACGTAAAGATGCACCAGATCAAACAGACAATGTTGATCCAGAAAAACTTTCTCAAGAGGTTGAGAAATTAAAATCAGTGCAAAATCAAATACAAAATCTAGAAGCACAAATAAAAGATTTAAAAGAAGACGAAAAATATTTTAGTTGTGTAGTAATACCAAAATTAATGGAAGATATGAATCTATCATCTTTAAAACTTAAAGATGGTTCAGAATTAACTGTTAAAAAAGTTTATAATGCCACATTTAAAGCTGATAAAAAAGCTGAAGGCATAAAATGGCTTCGAGACAATGGCTTAGGTGATATTGTAGATAACAATGTTATAGTATCATTTGGCCAAGGCGAAGATAACAAGGCTGTCGGTTACGCTAGCCTTGCGAGAGAGCGTGGCTATGAGCCAACTCAAGAAGAGAAGGTTCACCACGCTCGACTCAGAGTAGTTATGACGGAATGGAAAGACAAAGGTCATGAAGTTCCAGAAGAACTATTTAATACATTTGATGGAAATCAAACGTATTTTAAAAATAAAAAATAAATAATAAGGAGTAATATATATGGCAAATACAAATGCTATGAGTGCAAAGTCCAGTGCAGGTGCACTGGCCACTATTAATCTTAGAAATGATTCTGGAAAAGGTAGTGAAGAAATAAGATCGGATGATATGTCAACTCCGATTTTAAAAATCCTACATCAATTATCACCTGAATGTAATGCAAATGATGCTAAATACGTTCAAGGTTCAAAACCTGGTATGATATATGCTAAAGGTTTAGGCACATTAGTTGATGGTCAAAAAGGTGTGGATATTATAGTTTCACATGTACAAACTAGATATCCTGAATGGCAGGAAATGGGAGACACAGCAGCTCCGCCTGTTACAACGCATTTATCTATACCAGAGGATGCTGTTGAAGAAAGAAATGGTAAATATAGATTATCAAATGGTAACTATGTAGAGAAGACCGCATATTTTTATGTGATCGTTTTAGGTGATGAACCTAGACCTGCAGTGATTACTATGAGATCATCTAATCTTACACCTGCAAGAGAATTAAATCAGTTGATTAAAAATCTTAGATTTAAAGATGCTAAAGGTGTTTACAATCCAGCAGCATATGCAGCAGTTTATAATTTAAAAACTGTAGGTAAAGTTGCAGGAAGTAAAAGCTGGCACGTTTATAAACCATCTATGGCAAGAGCTTTAGATACAAACGAAAAAGCAGATGCTGACTTATATTTAATGGCACAGGAATTACAAAAAACTGTGTCTAAAGGTTCTGTTAAACCTGAATATGAGAAAAACAATAAACCTAAAACTGAAGACATTGTATAATTCACTAAGTGAATACTTGCAAGAAGAGGCGGCAACGGGAGACTGTGGCCGCCTCTCGATAATGGAAAAAAGAGATGACAGAACAATACATAAAATATTTTACAGGATTAAAACGTAATTACGGTTTTTGTAATATTAGTAATGGTTATAAAGATCCTAATACTGGAAAGATAAAATTTCATTCAGGGGATTATGGTTGGTCAGGTAAACCAATTACTGATCAAGATTATCAATTTCATTTAGAAGGAAAAAAATCTATAGGTATTCAACCTTGTGATGACAATGGTTATGCAAGGTTTGGTGCAATAGACATTGATCCAAAGATATATAAAGATTTAGATATTGGATTTTATTTAAAAATAATTCAAGAAAAAGAATTACCACTCATACCAATTAAATCAAAAAGTAATGGTTTACATTTATATGTTTTTACAAAAGAATTTGTAAAAGCAAAAGAGATAAAAGATTTTTTAGAACAAGTATTATTTTTATTTAACTTACCAATTACAACAGAAATATTTCCAAAACAAACTAAACTAGGAAGTAATACAGAAGGAGATAAGATAAATGGAAACTTTATTAATCTTCCTTATTTTTCAGGAACAGAAAGAGTTGCGCTAGATCCATCTGGAAAAGAAATATCATTAGACACATTTTTAAAATGTGTAGAGTTAAATCAAATAACATCAAAACAATTAAAAGAAATATCTGAAGGTATTATTAGAAAAGAATTAACTGGTGGTAATGAAGAATTTAAAGATGGTCCACCTTGTTTAGAAATATTAAGTAAAAGTAAAATGAGCGATGGTAGAGATAGATTTCTTTATAACTATATGGTGTTTGCTAAAAAGAAATATCCTGATAGTTGGAAGAATAAAGTTTTACAAGCAGGTAGAAATTATTTTGAATTTGATCAAACTTGGACAGATGATTACATAACTAAAAAAATAAAGAACTGGGAGAAAGATACTAAAGGACATACTTGCCACGATCCATTGTTAGCTCCTGTATGCATTAAATCAGAATGTATTAAAAGAAGTTTTGGAATATTATCTGATAAAAAGATTACTTGGCCAAGATTAACTAACCTAGTTAAAGTAGATTTTAAACCTGATCCAGAATATTATTTTGATGTTGAAAGAGATGATGGTGAAACAGTGTCAGTGCACGCTAGAAATAAAAATGAAATCAAAGATCAAAATGAATTAAGAGGTTTGATTATGGCTCAAGCTGATGAATTACCACCACCTATTAAAGCAATGGAATTTTATGAAATCATAAAAGTATTATTAGCTACTCAAGATACAGTGCAACCGGCTCCAGGGACCACTCCAATAGAAATATTAAAGAAACATTTAAAGTATTACATAAACAATACACAAGCTACAAGTTACAATTCATTTAAAAGCGGTAACGTATTAAAAGATAATACATATGCATACTTTGTATATGATGAATTTTATAATGATTTAAAAGATAACGATTGGAAGAAAGATTCATCTAGAACTTCTTATATGATTGAAAAGATGTTTGAGAAAGAAGATGAAAGTTTACCAAGACCAATGTTTGATAGAAAGAAAAGATTTCCTGGTAAAGATAAAAAAACTGGAAAATCATATCCAGGTGTAAATGGATGTGCAGTTATCCCATTGTATTTATTTAAAAAAGATGAAGATGATGAGGATGTAGTAGAGATAACAGAATTTAAAAAAGAAGAGGAGATAGTATAATGATATATAAATACTTTGGACCTCCAGGAACTGGTAAGACTCATAAACTAATTAGTAGAGCAAAAGCTTATATAAGAGCTGGTACACCTTTACATAAGATAGGTTACTTTGCTTTTACTAGAAAAGCTGCAGAAGTTTCTAAAAAAAGAATGCCAGCGGATGGAGACAAGCTTACATATTTTAGAACGCTTCATTCATTTGCATTTCAACAATTAGATTTAAGTGATGCAATGGTTATGCAACCAGAAGATTATGTAAAGATAGGAAAAGAATTAAATATTAAAGTTAAGTATTATGACAAATTTAATAAAGAAGAAATATTTTATTTAAACATTGATAGTCCTTATTTTAAAATGATTGGTAGAGCACTTAATAGATGTACAACAGTTAGAGAAGAATTTGATAGAAATGAACACAATAGAAAAGAAATTAAATGGTTTATATTAAATAATTTAGATAAAAATTTAAAAGAATATAAAAGAATTACAGGTAAATTAGACTTCAACGATATGATAAACAGGTTATTACTAAAGGAAGATTTACCTAGATTTAAAGCCATTTTTATAGATGAAGCTCAAGATTTATCACCATTACAATGGAAGCTATATGACAAATTAAAAAATTATACAGATGATATTTATTTAGCAGGCGATGATGATCAAGCTATCTTTGCATGGGCAGGAGCAGATGTAGATAGATTTATACAAGAACCAGGAAAAGAAAGAGTTTTAAAATATTCAAAAAGAATATCAAGAGCCGTACAAGAACAATCACAATTACCATTAGAAAAGATAAGAGGATTGAGAAAAGAAAAAATATATTATTCTAGAAACTACGAAGGTCACTCTGAAAGAATAAATAATTTAGATCAATTGGATTTGACAAAAGGTAAATGGTTAATATTAACAAGAACCATACATAGACTAGTTGATATGACTAAGGAGTTAAGAAAAAGAAATTTATATTATCAAACTAATAAAGGTAAATCTTTTAAGGTAAGAATATACAATGCATCCATAAACTATAATTCTTGGTGTAGAGGAATATCATTAGATGAAAAAGAAATAAAAGATGTAAAAGAATTTACAGGTCAATCAATTGATAATTGGAATAAAGAAATAGAATGGTATGAAGCATTTGAAGAAGTACCTTTATCTGAAAGAGAGTACATAAAAAATATGTTAGATAACGGAGAAGATTTAGATAAACAAGCAAGGATATGGGTATCAACTATTCATGCAGCTAAAGGTGGAGAAGAAGATAATGTAATTCTTTGTTTAGATTTAGGTAGAACAGTTAAGAAAGCATCAAAGAAAAGTGATGAAAAAAATGATGAAGAACATAGAGTTTGGTACGTAGGATCAACACGTGCAAGAAATGATTTATATAAATTAAAAGCTAAGAATAAAAAAAATGAATACAAATTTTAAAGAATTATACGTTACGTATAAGCAGAACGGGATAGAGAACTTTCCTATTGGCTGGTGGCAGAGTCAGGCCTGGTTAGCAAAATTGATTTGGTTTCTCGAATCCCTAATTCAATCATACTCAGCCAAATCAACAACTGCCACATAAAAAATGAAAACACTAACAACAGATATATTTATAACAATAGTGCTAACCTATTTTATAATTAATATATTAGAGGTACTAAAATAATGACAGATAAAAACATGTTTGATAAATCGTTTCCACAAGATAAACAGATAGGTGGGAATCACTATAAATCGTTTCACATTCAACCCTATGAGTTTATTTCAAAAAATAATCTTAGCTTCTTCCAGGGAAATGTAATTAAGTACGTTTGTAGATACTTGCAAAAAAATGGAATACAAGATATAGAGAAGATAATTCATTATTGTGAATTAGAAATTAAAAAGATGAAAGATATGGAAAATAAAAAAAATAAAAAATAATGTTTAAATGTTTTTATTGTAAAAAAGAATTACTTTGGCAAAATGATTTTGATACAGAAGATACTTATCCAGATTCAGAACATCAAATAGTATCTATGTATCAGTGTACCAATAAAAAATGTGAATCTTGGTACGAAGTCTACACACATAAAAAGGAGAATGAATAATGTTAATGCCAACTACAGAATGGGTACAGCCCGCAGAGTTTCCTGATTTAAGAAAAGCAGACGAGATAGCAATTGACTTAGAAACAAGAGATCCAGACTTAAAGACTCTGGGCTCAGGGGCCATTAGAGGTAATGGTGAGGTTGTAGGTATAGCTGTGGCTGTAGATGGATATAAAAATTATTTTCCAATAGCTCACGGTGAAGGTCCTAATATGGATAGAGATAAAGTTTTAAAATGGTTTAAAGATGTATGTGAATCACCTGCAACTAAAATATTTCATAACGCAATGTACGATGTATCTTGGATTCGATCTATGGGTATTAAAATTAATGGTTTAATTATAGATACAATGATTGCAGCATCTATTATTGATGAAAATAGATATAATTATACATTAAATGCATTATCTTGGGTATATTTAAATAAAGGTAAAAACGAAACTTTACTTAATAAAGCAGCTAAAGAAAGAGGATTAGATCCTAAAGCTGATATGTGGAAGTTACCTGCAAGTGAAGTAGGTGCATATGCAGAAGAAGATGCAGCATTAACTTTAGAACTTTGGCATCATTTAAAAAGAATTATTATTGAAGAAGATTTACAAGATATATTTAATCTTGAGACTGATTTATTTCCTTGTCTTGTCGATATGCGTTTCCTAGGCGTCCGGGTAGATGTTGAAAAAGCAAATCTATTAAAAACAGAATTGGCAACAAAAGAAAAAAACTTATTACAAGCAATAGAAAAAGAAACAGGAATAGAACCTCAGATATGGGCTGCAAGAAGTATTGCACAAATTTTTGATAAGTTAAATTTACCATATGAAAAAACTATTAAAACAGGATCTCCATCTTTTACTAAAAATTTTATTACTGATCATATTAATCCAGTTGTTAAGATGATAGCAGAAGCTAGAAAAATAAACAAGATTAGTACAACCTTTATTGATACTATTTTAAGTCACGAATATAATGGTAGAATTCATGCGGATATAAATCAAATTAGATCAGATGATGGTGGTACAGTTACAGGTAGATTTAGTTATTCTAACCCAAATTTACAGCAAATTCCTGCAAGAGATCCTTTTACAGGACCTTTAATTAGAGGTTTATTTATACCAGAAAAAGGTATGAAATGGGGAACATTTGATTATTCACAACAAGAACCAAGACTAGTTGCTCACTATGCATTAAGATTTAATTATGATTCAGCTAATGCAATAGCAAGTTCTTATGAAAATGATCCATCAACAGACTTTCATCAAATTGTAGCTGATATGGCACAGATAAATAGAAAAGAAGCTAAAACAATTAATCTAGGTTTATTTTATGGAATGGGTAAAGCAAAGTTACAAAATGAATTAAATGTTACAAAAGAAAAAGCAAATGAATTATTTGATATTTATCACAACAGAGTTCCATTTGTTAAACAATTAATGAATGGAGTTATGCACGCTGCACAAACAAAAGGAAAAATAAAAACATTATTAGGTAGAAGATGTAGATTTCCTAAGTACGAACCAATACTAAGAGGTTCTGATTGGGGTACATTTGTTCCTGCTGAAGATCACGAAACAATGTTAGAATTAAAAGAAATGGGTCCACATTTAAAAGATCAAGATGGAGAAGTAATAAAAGATACAAATGGTAAACCAAAGAAAAATTATTGGTATGGTAATTCTCATAGAAGAGCATTTACGTACAAAGCTTTAAATAAATTAATTCAAGGATCAGCCGCAGATATGACTAAAAAAGCTATGGTTGACTTATATAAACAAGGTTTTTTAGCACATATACAAATTCACGATGAATTAGATTTTTCTATTGAATCAGATAAGCAAGCTGATATAATAAAAGAAATAATGGAACAAGCAGTAGATCTAAAAGTTCCAAATAAAGTCGACTACGAGTCAGGTAATACCTGGGGCGACATAAACGGTTAAATACCGCATCGTTATTTACGATCACAAAAATAAACTGGAGTTAATATGAAACAAGAATGTAAAAAATGTGGACATAGGTGTCACTGTATTGGAAACGGATATTTTGTAAGTGAAGTAATTTGTGATAATAATTGTGGCTGTTTACATTGTCTTCATTCAAGTGATGAAGTAAAACAATTTATGGAGAAAAATATGGGTTGGTTTAGAAAACAGTGGAAAAAATTTGTAGACTGGGTATTTAAAGATTTCTATTAATGTCTAAGATAACTGAAGATACGTCTGTAAAAACAGATATTAAAACTATTGGTTCACTAATAGCTGCAGCAGGTTTTGCTGTGTATATGTATATTGGTATGACTAATACTATTAATACACTAGAGACAAGACTTCAGTTGATGGAAGCAGATTTACTAAAAAAGGCAGATCAAGTTCCTGTTGACAAAGAACAATTTTTTTTGTTAGAGGCCCTAGCAGAAGATACTGAAAAACAACAAAAGCTGTTAGATGAAAACATACACGTTAAAGTTATGTTAGAAGCAGCTAGACAAGATATTGAAAAATTAAAAAAAGATGTCGAGAAGCTTAAGGACGCAACAAGAGATATTCAATTTAGTAATGGAAATGGAAACGGGAATTAACGCAGGAACCTTTCAGGAGTATGATTATACTTGTGAAGATTTTGAGTGTGAATGGAAACAAATAACTGAATATTGGAGGAAGTAAAAACTAATGGCAGATAATAAATCA